AAGCATTCAAGAAAAGAAAAGAGCTTCAATGGTTCGAGTTAGAAGCATTGGAGATCAAATACAAAAAGCAAAAGAAGCAGGATTAAAAACAGATAGAGCAAGCAGAGCTTTGAATAGAGCAGCATTGGCAAATTCTAAAGGTAAATTTAAATTAGCAAAAGCATCAGGAGATGCAGCTTTACTTGAATTAAAAGCATTACAAGCCCAAACTAAAGAATTAACACAACAAAAGATATTAAGGGCTGCTCAAGGTGGTGGTTTTGGTGGAGGAGGTTTTGGCGGAGAGAATCCCAAAGGAAACAGAGCAGCCTTAACAAGCGGACTTATTTCTGGTGCGTTTCCATTGTTATTTGGACAAGGCCCACTTGGAGGTGCTGCTGGTTTTGCTGGTGGTTTTATAGGAACTAAAGCTGGTGGCAAGATGGGAGGTTTTGCAGGAGGTCTTGTTGCTACTGCTGCTCTTCAAACAGTAACTAATATAGTAAATGGTATAACTGATTTAGGTAAGGCTTTAAATACTCTCGATGGTTCTTTTAATCTTTTAAAAGAAAAATCTTTATTTAGTAGTAAAGAAGCAGCAGCTAGAGCACAAGTTTTACAGACTTTAGGAGAAAGAGAAAAACTAGCAACATTAGTATCAAAAGAATTAACTCAAGTTTTAGGAGAAGATGGAGCAGAGAAATTAAGAGAAGCAGGAAAGGCTTCTGAAGAATTAAATAAAGAAATTACAAAAATAAGTCTTAATCTTCAAATAGCATTAGCTGGCCCACTTGCAAATATTCTTAAATTTATTAATAAATTAATAGATCAAGGCAACAAAGTATCTCTTGGAGAAGGTAAGGGAACTGTAAATCTTGGGCCAGCAGAGGATAAATTTATAACAGATTTTAAAGAAGTTTTAAAAATACTAAATCAAAGTCAGCTTGACAGAATTTTAAGAGCACCTATCGGAACAAATGTTGAAGGCTTAAATGTAACTGAGGGAAAGAAACAAGCTATAAGAAAATTTAGTTTAGTAAAACAAGTAAATCCTGATTCGCCTCTTGTTGGAGGAGAAGGAACTGAAACAGGAACGAATAAAGAATTATTAGACATTGATGCTGCGAGAGTTGCTACTGCTCAGAAAAAAATTAATAAAATGAAAGAACAAATAACATTTCAAGAACAAATCAAAGTTTTAGGAATAGAAGAGGCTACCAGACAGAAAGAAATTGAAGCTATCACAAAAAACTTAACTGCTGAAGAACGAAAACTTTTAGAGCTAGGAGACTTAACTGTAGAGCAATTATTTGACAAAAGCAAAGCAGCAAAAGAATTTGAACAAAATGCTAAAAAAATAAATTCTGCATTTGAACAGTTAAACGTAACTATTGGTAATGATATAAAAAATGGGATAGCTGGTCTGATAAAAGGAACATCAACTCTTGGAGATTTACTTAATAATGTTGCCGATAGATTTTTAGATGTAGCACTTAATCAAGCGTTATTCGGAGATATTCTTGGGGCAGGAGGCAAAAAAGGTGGAGGTTTATTAGGGTTCTTAGGTTTTGCGAGAGGAGGTAGGCCACCTGTAGGTAAACCTTCAATCGTTGGAGAAAAAGGGCCAGAGTTATTCGTACCAAGATCTTCTGGAACAGTTGTGCCGAATAATAAGCTTGGAGGTGGCGGTAGTACAAGTGTTGTTGTTAATGTAGATGCATCTGGAACAGATGTTCAAGGCAATGAAGCTCAAGGAAAAGAGCTTGGTACTTTACTATCTGTTGCAGTACAGCAAGAACTGCTTAAACAACAAAGACCTGGAGGACTACTTTCTAGTTTACGCTAATGGCTACTTTTCCTAATTATAATCCACAATATTCTGCTACAAAGCGTAGTCAGTCAAACCTTAGAATCACTCAATTCGGAGATGGATACCAGCAAAGGACTACTTTTGGTTTGAATCAAGATCCAAAAGTATGGAGTCTTACATTTAATGTTGATGATGAAGATGCAGATGAGATCGAAACATTTTTAGAAGCCAGAGGAAAAGATGGAGCATCATTTGATTGGTCACCTCCTGATACAACAACAACATTTAAATGGATATGTAGAAGTTTTAATAGAGAAATGTTTGAGTTTGATCGAAATAGAATTACAGCTAGTTTTGAAGAAGTATTTGAACCCTAATGGCAGTACCAGTTTCAGCTTTACAAGAAATAAATCCTGGAGCAGTAATAGAACTGTTTACTTTGCAACTTAATGCAACATTACATGGTTCAACTACAATTTATAGATTTCATAATGGTGCAAATTTAAATGCAAACGGAGAGGTTGTATGGGCTGGCAATAGTTATCAAAGATTTCCTATCCAATGTGAAGGATTTGAATTTACAGGGACAGGAACTTTACCAAGACCAACTATATCTGTCAGTAATATTTTTGGAACGTTTACTGCAATTATGCAAAACGTAAATCAAACGACAGTTGGTAATGATTTGAATGGTGCAAAATTAACAAGAATTAGAACCTTGGCACGTTTTTTAGATGCTGTTAACTTTGCTCCTACAACTACTACCACTACCTCGACTCAAACTGTAGCTGATCCTTCTGACGCTGAAACTGTCACATACACTGTCACAGTAGTTCAAGATGGAAATGGTAATAATGTTTTTGCTCTTAATGGAGTACAAAAACCAGTTATCACAATGAAACGTGGTTCAACTTATATTTTCAATCAGGAAGATTCAAGCAACGCAAATCATCAACTTGCTTTTAAATCAGACAGTGGTGGTTCTTATACAACTGGAGTAACAAACACAGGAACTAATGCTGGTTCAACAAATTATATAACAACTTTTCAGCCTCCATATCCAGACGCACCAAGCGATTTGAGGTATTACTGTACAAGTCATGGAAATAACATGGGTAATACAATAACCATGAACAACCCAAATACGATTCAGCAAACAACATCTTCATCTTCTACTACACAAACTAATCCATTTGGTACTCCCGATCCAACGGCAGAATTTCCTCAAGAAATTTATTTTTTAGATAGAAAAATTAGTGAGAATAGAGATGTTGTCCAATGGGAAGCTCAATCTGCATTAGATTTAGTAAATGTAAAATTGCCAAAAAGAATAGCAACTAGGGATATTTTCCCTGGCATTGGGACATTTGTAGGATGAGTTGGCAGGATATTGCACTAAAACACGCAAAAGATGACAGCCCTTACGAAGCGTGTGGCCTTGTGATAATTCATAAAGGAAAAGAAAAGTATTTTCCTTGTAAAAATTTAGCAAGCGACATGAATCATCAATTCATAATTGATCCTGATGATTGGATAAAAGCAGAAGATAAAGGAGAAATTATAGGTGTTTTTCATAGCCATCCTAAAACACCTCCAACTCCTAGTCAGGCTGATCTTGCAAGTTGTGAATATTTAGACTTACCTTTTTATATAGTTAATCCAGAATTAGAACAATGGTACTTTTTTAAGCCATCGGGATATAAAAATGGACTTATAGGTAGAGAATGGGTATGGGGAGTTCAAGACTGCTGTACTTTAATTTACGATTGGTTCGATCAGATAAAGGGTATAAAACTTAAAAAATGGCAAACACCTAAAACTCCAGAAGATTTTAGAGACAATCCTTTATTTGAAGATAAAATACCATTAACAGGATTTAGAGAATTAGAAGAAAATGAAGATTTACAAGTTGGAGATGTACTACTAATGGAAGGATCAACAGGACAATTAAATCATGTAGCTTTATATGTAGGAGATCAAACAATTTTTCAACATTGTAGAAAAAGATTGAGCAGTAGAGAAGTTTACGATGGGCATTTAATAAGATGTACTAAGAAGAGGTATCGTTATGCTTAGTAAAATAAAAGTTTATGGGAGATTAGCTCGTTTTTTAGGACAACGTACTTTTGAGGCTGAAGTGCAAACACCTATAGACTCTATAAAGTTTTTATTAGCCAATTTTTCTGGCTTAGAAAGACACATGGTAGAACAAAACTACCAAATAAGAGTAGGTAAGTATGAGATTGATGAAACAGAATTATTTCATCCCGTAGGTATGCAAGAAATAAAGATAATACCTATTGCAACTGGTTCAGATGATGTCGTAAAAGTGGTGGCTGGAGTTGCATTAATTGGAGTTGGTATTGCATCTGGAGGTGCTGGATTTGGATTAGGTGGAGGACTAGGATTTGGTACGGCAGCAGGAGCAGGATTCGGAGCTACTATGGCAGCAGCAGCAGGAAATTTAGGTATTTATTTAGTTTTATCAGGAGCAGCCTCTATGCTTACTCCTGTTCCTACACCCCCTGGAGTCTCAGAAGATCCCCAATCTCAAAACTTTTCCTTTAGCGGAGTGCAGAATACATCAAGAGCAGGAACAGCAATACCTGTAATTTATGGAGAAATTTTTGCTGGATCGCTCGTGGTGTCAGCAGGAATTGATACAGTACAGATAAAAGGTACAGCATAAATGGGAATTGTTAATCGCTCCGAAGATGATGTAGTAGTAGATTCCTCGCTACCCTCTGATGCCTTATCGAGTAAACAATTTGCGACTATTGTTGATGTTCTTAGTGAAGGTGAAATAGAAGGCTTTCCATCAGCA